CAAGAGGCGCTTGAAAAGGCCCCAGATCCTCTCCAGAGGCTCGCTTTGGAGGAGGATGAGTGGGTTGAGAACCCCAGAGGCGAACTAATCACCTACCGGATGCACGATCCAGGCGAAACCTACTACATCGGCGCTGATATTTCGATGGGAGTGAGGGGTGGAGACTGGTCTGTAGCGCAGGTTTTGGACTCACAGAAGCGCCAAGTGGCGGTTTTCCGTGCTCATGTCCATCCTGACTACTTCTCGAACGTGCTCTACCACCTTGGGATGTACTACAACACGGCCAAGATCATTCCTGAGAACAACAATCACGGGATTTTGACCTGTACGAGGCTTGCTAAGGACCTAGGATACCCGAATGTCTTTATGACAACGGACGTTGATAAGCTGACGGAGAAGGAAACCTTCAAAATAGGCTTCTCCACCACGGTCAAAACCAAACCATTGATCATTGATCAGTTGAGAGCCGCTCTGCGTGAGCGGGAAATCGAATTAAACGACAAAATCACGATTAGAGAGCTTATGACCTACGTTGCAACCGAAACCGGCGGCATGGAAGCCGAGTCTGGGTGCTTTGACGACTGCGTAATGTCCTTGGCTCTCGCTAATCACGTTCACGAGGGCCGTTACACGCCAATTGTTGTTACTGACGAATTTTATTTTGAGGCACTATAATGGCAGAATCACGTTTCAAACCAATATCAGAAGATGAACTGGCTTCTGTCGTTGACCGCCAGATTCGGCAGTCTGTAGGATACTATGACTCCAAACTTAGCAAAGAACGACAGGATGTCATTGACTACTACAACGGCGTAAAGCCCAAGCCCGTCCATGCTGGCAACTCAAAGTACGTCTCCCTCGATGTCTTTGACTCCGTAGACAGCATGAAGGCAGTCCTGTTGGAGACCTTTGCCGCAGGTAATCGCGTGGTGGCTTTCGAGCCGCAGGGCGAGGATGACATTGAGCTGGCTAACACGGCCAGCGAGTACTGCGACTATGTGGTGTTCCGTCAGAACAACGGCTACCAAGTCATGTCGGATGTCATCCAAGACGGTCTTATGGCTCGCGTAGGCGTCGCCAAGATCTACTGGGAAGAAAAGTATGAAGAGGTGGAGGAGGAGTTCTCCCACCTGACGGCTGAAGAGGCAGATATGCTCTTGGCCGCACCGGACGTTGATGAAGTCAAGGTCGAACTCAATGACGAGTCTGGGTTCTTCGATGGAGAACTCAAGCGCGTCGTTGATAAGAGCCAGATCCGCATTGATGTGATCCCGCCTGAGGAGTTCCTAATCACTCCCCAGAGCAAGAGCATCGAGGAGGCTCCCTTTGTCGCTCACCGGACCAAGAAGACCTTTGCTGACCTGATTGCCGAAGGCTATGACAAGAAGCTGGTCGAGAAGATCGGCGCTGAGGATGATTCAGAGCTGTCTCTGGACCCCGAGGTGCTGGCCCGTTTCGAGCAGATCGGCGCAGACCGTCTGAACATGGACGGCGAGGTGCAGGAGCAGTCGAAGTTCGTCGTAGTCTACGAGTGCTACATGAACCTGGACATGGACGGCTCCGGGGAAACCAAACTCTACAAGATCGTCAAGTGCGGTAACGTGGTGCTTGACAAAGAGATGGTTGACCGCAAGCCCTTCAAGGTCTTCGTCCCCGTCCCAACGACCCACAGTTTCTATGGCAGCAACTTCGCTGCCCGTGTGATTCCCACACAGAACGCTCGTACCGTCCTGGTGCGTGGCATTCTGGATCACACCGTTACAACCAACAACCCCCGCTATCAGGTGGTCAAGGGCGCTCTAACCAACCCCAAGGAACTCATTGAGAACCGTATTGGTGGTCTGGTGAACGTCACCCGCCCCGATGGCATCAGTCCCCTGCCCCAGCCTTCGCTGAACCCCTTCGTCTTCCAGACCATTCAGTTGCTGGACGAGGACAAAGAGGAGGCTACAGGCGTTAGCCGTCTGTCGCAGGGCCTGAACAAGGACGCAGTATCGAAGCAGAACTCTCAGGGTCTCGTAGAGAACCTAGTGTCTCTCTCGATGCAGCGCCAGAAGATCATTGCTCGTAACTTCGCTAATCAGTTCCTGAAGCCCCTGTACCTTGAGGTCTATCGTCTGGCTGTTGCCCACGAGAAGGCCGAGAAGGTCATCAAGATCGGTGGCACATTCCAGCGCATCATGCCCTCTGAGTGGGCTGACCGCAGCGATGTGACCGTTGAGATGAAACTGGGCTACGGCGAGCAGGAGAAGGAAGCGGCTAAGTATCTCCAGATGCACCAATTGCTGTCTCAGGACCAGAGCGTCGGGCCGATGTATGGACCTGTCAATAAGTTCAATGTCCTGCGAACTGCTTTTGAGAAGGCTGGAGTCAAGAACGTGATGGACTTCCTCACGCCGCCTCAGCAGATACCGCCGCCACAGCCTGATCCGATGATGTTGAAGCAGGTTGAACTCGAAGAGCGCAAGGTCGCTACCCTGGAGAAACAGGCAGAGACCACGGCAACGAAGGTTCAGGTCAACTCCGAGCTTGAGCAGATGCGCCTTGAGATGCAGCGCATGAAGATGGAACTCGATGCCATCCTGCGCCAGCGCGAAGATGATCGGAAGGAGTTCGATACTACGGCTCGTTACGCTATAGCCACCGAAGAGTTGGCAATGGCTAAAGAGCAGATGGCAACTGACCCTGCTAACGCCAGGGCAATCATTTCACCCAATTCGTAATTAAGGAGAGTGCATGGAAGAAAATATGACCAGCGAAGGTCTGGTGCAGCGAGGTAATGCTGCTCAGGTGCTTCTGGACAACGACTCATTTCGACAGGTGACCAAGGCCCTGATGGATTACTACATATCAGCAATCCTTGCGTCTAACCCAGACGATGAGAAAGGAAGGAACGCCGCATATTTTAGCAGCCGTGCGCTCCAAGATTTGATCGCAGTCCTGAACCAGTGGGTTGTGATCAAAGAACAAATTATTTCCAATACCGAGGAAGAATAAATTATATGGCAAAGTCAACTATCCGTAAGGACGTTGCGATAAGTGATGAAACAGCACCGCAACTTCCGCTCAGTTTTGATGAAAGCGATGCTGCTGACGCATTTTTGGACCGATGGAAGGATGAGGGCAACGAAAGTTCACCCGAAGCCACTGAGGTAGCGAAAGAGAAGACTCCTGAACCCCCTGCGGTAGAAGCGGAGCAGGACCAGGAGGAGGTAGCAGAGACCGAAGAAGACGTTGAGGAAACTGAGGACCCTGAGGAGGAGCCGAGTGATACCGAAGAGACTGAAGAGGAATCGGACGAGGGAGCAGAGGACGAAGAAGAGCCTACTGCCAAGAAAACCCTTGATGATGACGCTGAAGTTGAAATTAAGGTAGACGACGAGGTTCTCAAGGTATCCGTCAAGGACCTAAAGCGGCTTTACGGTCAGGAAGCAGCCTTGACCCGAAAGAGTCAACAGGTTGCCGCCAAGCGCAAGGAAGTCGAGGCGAATGAACAGAAGCTAGGTGCTTCGCTGCAAAAACTATACGAGAAGGCTGCGTCCCGTTGGGAGCCGTTCAGCAAGATCGATATGTTGGTTGCAAGCAAGCAGTTGGACGCTGATCAGTTCGCAGCTCTGCGAGCCGAGGCGCAAGCGGCCTATGAAGACTTTCGGTTTATTTCTGAAGAGGCTCAGGCCTTCGTAGAACAAACCAACGCTCAACGCCAAGAGCAAATGAAGCAAGCGGCTCAGGAAGCCGTCAAAGTCCTGAAAGAAACAATCCCTGGGTGGTCCCAGCCCCTCTACGACAACATCCGTGAGTATGCGATCAGTAGCGGTATGGATGCCGATGTGGTCAACAATTTGGTTGATCCTGTGGCAATCCAACTGATCCACAAGGCCCGTCTCTATGACGAGAGCAAGAAGGTTGTCACCAAGAAGAAGGTATTGACCCCCAAGAAGGTTGTGAAAACCACTGTGTCCCCCGAAGCAGGTAAGAGCCTGTCTCCCCAGAAGGAGACTGCGGCTAAGAGGCTACGGGTCACAGGTGATGTGGACGACGCTGCTGAATTGTTTCTAAGCCGTTGGGCATCTTAAACAACATCCATTATTCCAAAAGGATTTTATAATGTCTCAATTCCGTACTTATGATCAGGTCGGTGAGAAAGAGGACATCTCCGATGTTATCTCCAACATCTCCCCCACCACGACCCCCTTCCAGTCTCTAATCAAGACTGAGCGTGTGAACAACAACCTGTATCAGTGGCAAGAAGACGCTCTGGCTGCCGTTGCTTCCAACGCACAGCTTGAGGGCTTTACCGCTTCTGACGTTGCTCTGGGCGCTACCACGATGCGTCAGAACTACACGCAGATTATGGCTAAAACCATCAACATCTCTGCAACCGCTGACGCAGTTTCGACCTATGGCCGCGCCAAGGAAACCGCCTACCAGCTCAGCAAGAAGTCTGCTGAACTGAAGCGTGAGTTCGAGTACCACCTCGTTGGTATCGCTCAGAACGCTAACGCTGGCGCTGCTGCTACCGCTCGTACCTTTGCTAACGCTTTCGGTACTTACGTTGGCGGCGCTGCTGTTATCAACGCTGACGTTACTGTTACGACCGACAGCGACGGCGTTACGGCTGGTAACCAGGCTGGTGCTCTGACCGAAGCCAACCTGCTCTCCGTGAACCAGAAGCTCTATGAGCAGGGTTCTGAGGGCAAGTACATCATGGTCAAGCCTGCTGACGCCCTGATCGTTGCTGGCTTTGCTGCTGCCTCGGGCCGTACCCGTGACATCAACACCGGCAACAGCCGTCAGATCGTCAACGCCGTTGACCTCTATGTCTCGCCCTTCGGTGAGCAGAAGGTCATCATCAACCGTTTCCTGAAGGCTGATGAGTGCTTGGTGTTCGATCCGGCTATGTGGAGCCTCGTGGTTCTGCGTCCGTTTACCCGTGAGCTGCTTGCCAAGACTGGTGACAATGACCGTCACATGATCGTTGGCGAGTACTCGCTGAAGCACAAGAACGTGCGTGGCACGGGTCGTATCACGAACCTGACCG